GGTTCAGGCAAGACGACACTCTGCATTGCCGGGTGCATGTGGGCAGTTCTCTGCGGATACCACGACTTTGTATTGCTGGTTGGCGCCTCCGAGCCGGCCGCCACAGATATGCTGGATAGCATCAAGACGCACCTCGAAACCAACGACCTGTTGCTCGCTGACTTTCCCGAGGTCTGCTACCCGATCACGAAGTTGGAAGGAATCAAGCAACGTCGGCTTCTGCATAACGGCAACCCGGTGCGGATGACATTCGTTGAGAAAGAGATAATCCTGCCGGACATTCCCTCTCGACCCGTCGAGCCACAGAAGAAGCATGGCCGGCCGAAGAAAGGTGCTGTACCAACCACAATCACACAGGTTCCCAACAAGTCAGCATCCGCCTGCATCGGCGTGGCCGGCGTAACTGGTCGCATCCGTGGCCGGCGCGTCACCCGGCCAGATGGAAAGGACGTTCGACCGTCGTTTGTGCTGGTTGACGACCCGCAGACCGATGAGTCAGCCAAGTCGCCGCAGCAATGCACCGAGCGATTGAAGATAATGAACGGGGCTATCCTCGGGCTCAGCGGGCCAGGCAAGAAAATCAGCGGTGTTGTGCCGTGTACGGTCATCGCACACGACGACATGGCCGACCAGTTGCTTGACCGCCAACGAAATCCACAGTGGCAAGGCGAGAAAACCAAGCTGGTCTATGAGTGGCCGGAAGATATCACAGCGTTGGATCCCGAAGGCGGGCCAAAGCGGGTGCGACATTGGGACCGATACGCCGAACTGCGGGCCATCGGGCTCCGCTCTGGCGATGGTGTTGGCGTTGCCAATCAATATTTGGTCGACAATTTTGACGTCATGCACCTCGGGGCGAAGGTTGCATGGACTCAGCGATTCAATTCGGACGAAATCAGCGCTCTTCAGAACGCAATCAACATCAAGTTGGACCGCGGGCCAGCCGCATTCGAGGCCGAATACCAGAATTCACCGCTCAAGCCGCAGAATCTGGACGAACAGCAGCTTGAACCGCACATTATCGCCGCCAAGCTCAGCCGATTGCCGCGCGGAGTGGTCCCAATGTCGGCAACGAGGATTACCGCCTTCGTCGATGTGATGGACAAGGCTTTGTATTGGGTGGTTTGCGCTTTTGACCCGGATTTCTCTGGCTATGTCCTGGATTATGGGACATTTCCCGACCAAGGCCGAGCGTATTTCACGCTGTCCGACGTAAAGAACACGCTGCAAATGCAGTTTCCGGGCACCAGCGTTGAAGGCTGGCTGCATGCTGGCCTGGACCGCCTCACAACTGGCCTACTAACGCGGGAGTGGGCGGTTGACGGCGGGCACACCGTGCGAACAAGCACGGTAATTGTGGACTCAGGCTATAAACCGCAGGTTGTGCATGCTGTTGTCAGTCAATCGCCGTTTCGGTCGCTGATTGTGCCGTCAAAGGGTGTTGGCATCACGGCACTGCAAGCACCCATGGAGAATTGGGCGAAGCGTGGAGCTGAAACGAGGTCGAAATTCTGGATTAAGGCGAAGACTCGCGACTATGCCGACCCGATTGTCTCGTTTGATTCCAACTATTGGAAAACCTTCGTTTCAAGTCGCCTGAATACCGCGATTGGCGACCGTGGCTCGCTGTGCTTCTTTGGCGCGACACCCGAGCCGCACAAGATGATTTGCGATCACATCTGCGCCGAGACGCGAATCATCGACGAAGCACGCGGCCGGCGGGTCGAGGTCTGGCAGCCGAAAATGAACGAGGACAACCACTGGTTCGACTGTGTTGTCGGGTGCCATGTCGGGGCGTCGATGGGTGGGATTGATTTGCGGGAGCATCAGGAGAAAAAGCGGCATGATGGACCACGTCCAAGCCTTGGCGACCTGCGAAAGAAAGCACATGCCGGATGAGCGAGAGGATTTCGACCAGCCTGCCGAGCGTCCGTCGTTAGCTGACTTGTCGCGTTCGGCCGCGGCCGCGTTCGTCTGTGCCAAGTGTGGCGGGAAAGAGTTCCGAGTGTTCAAGACCGTGCCTTCACCTGGCAGGATCTTCCGCAAGCGTCGGTGCGTGGCCTGCGGTCATGTGGTTCACACGATGGAAAGGTTGTCATGAACAGCAGGCAGGCAAAGAAGTGCATGAGGCGTCCATTCATCTTCTACCGCGGAAGCACGCGTCAAAGACTGCGAAGGCGGTTTCCGCTGTACTTCAAGAATGTTGACAGGTTCGTCGAAGCGATGAACAAAGAGTTCTGGGGTTCTCCATTGCCTGATTCGTACTTCACCAGCGAACCAGCCAATGCAGACGTAACCCCGTCCCTGCAATGATTTCGCTACTAATAGCGATTTCCACAAATTCCATTGCTTATCGCTCGATAAGTACCTTTTGAGCCGCCAACGCCTCACGTAGTGTTAACAGTCAACACTTCTCGTGGATGGCTCACATGGCGGTCACTGACTCCGACATCACCGACGCGGCACTGTCCCCCAAGTCTGTCCAGACTGCGGCGGGTAGCGTCGTCAATCGTGACTTGGACGAAGTGATCAAGGCTCAGCGGCACACGAATCAGACAACCGCTTCGAGTCAGTCCCACCAGGGTCTGCGGTTCGTTCAGATCACTCGCAAGAGGGCTGAATGAGCGCAACCGCCTCTCTCACCCGCCGTGTTGCCAAGTTCTTTGGGTTCGCGCCCGAGGTTAAGGCAACGCCACGACCTGAGATCCACGCCAGCTTCGACGGGGCGTCATCACGCAACGACAACGCCGATTATTGGGCGTCTGCTGATGCTCTGGATGCTGACTCAGCACACTCCAAAGGCGTCCGTCAACGGCTTGTCACCCGTTCGCGTTACGAGGTCGGCAACAACGGATACACCGATGGGATCGTGCAGACGCATGCCAACCATCTGGTTGGAGTTGGGCCGAAGCTACGAATGCAAACCCGTTCCCGTGGGTTCAACGCCATTGTGGAGGCGGCATGGAAAGCATGGGCCAAGGAAACTCAATTCCGCCGAAAATTCTGGTGCATGGCACATGCACACACGCAGGACGGCGAAGCGTTCGGGGTGATTCGCAACAACCCTGCAATGCGAGAGCTGACGCAGCTCGACATTGTGCTTTTCGAGGCAGAGCAGTGCACGACGCCGTATCTGCCTGTTGCCAAGCCGGGCTACATCGACGGAATTGAGTTCGACGAGTTCGGCAACCCGGTCTTTTATGATGTGCTGAAGTATCATCCTGGCGGCCAATTCTTCCCGGTCAGCTATCAGCAGCCGGAAAAGATTCCAGCCAAGTTCATGCTGCATTGGTTCCAAATGCGGAGGCCTGGCCAGCATCGTGGTATCCCGGCGCTGAAGTCGACGCTCAATCTGGGTGCTCAGTCCCGCCAGTGGCGGCAGGCAACGCTGACCTCGGCGGATATTGCCGCGCGGCTCAGTGTTATTCTCAAGACGCAGCAGAATCCCAATAGTGAAGCCGACCCGGTTGCGGCGCTTTCCGAGTTGCCGCTGACTCCCGGCACGATGACGGCCGCGCCGATGGGTTGGGACTTGTCTCAGATGAAATCTGAGCATCCCAACGCCACCTACGAGGCGTTCAACAAGGCTCAAATCAGCGAACAATGCCGGCCGCTGGGAATGCCGTACAACATCGGTGCTTGCGATTCATCGTCCCACAACTTCAGCAGTGGAAAACTCGACGCACAGGGCTTTTACATCAGTCTCGACGTGCTTCGCGAGGATGCCAACGACCTGGTGCTCGACAAGATTTTCGGACTGTGGTTTGAGCGTGCCACGCTGGCTTATGGTTGGACCGGGGACGCCAAGTCGCCGCCGGCGCACACATGGGACTGGCCACAGCATCCGCAAGCTGACGTTAAGTCAATCGCTGAATCCAATGACATCGGATTGAGGAACGGCACCAAGACGGTTCGCGGCGTGCTGGCTGATTCGAGCCTCGATTATGACGACGTGTTGCCGGAAATGGCGGATGACTTCGGGCTGACCGAAGACGAGATGAAGGCGACGTTGTTGGAGCGGTTATTCCCTGCACCGCAGCCGCCGCCTCAGGCACAGCCACAGGCAACAGCCGACACTCAGCAGACACCAGCAGGAGCGATGGCAAATGGCCAATAACACGATCACAATGACAGGTGACATCGAGATCATCGCTGCAACCGCGGAGGGCGACAAGAAGT